GCGTGCGCCTGCCTGTCCACCTTCGGGCGCTCGCTGGTTGGAGCTTTCGCACAGTAGAAGAACCGGGCAGCCTCTCCTAGTTTGGTGGCTTGATCCTCGGACAGGATCACGTTGGCTGGCCAGCGGCCAGCATTAGTGATGCCCACTGCCGACGAACCGTTAAGCCCATCCCCGAATATTCCGGTTGACTTCTCGGACTTACTCGCGATCAGTCTGCGTTCCCCTCCCTCGATCCGGCAAGCGTCGATATTGAGCGCCCCCGTGCCGTGCGCCAGCACGTTGGCCGCGACAGTCCCCCGGAACGGCTTACGGGCGACGACGATCGGCTCAAACGCAGGCTTTAGGGCAGTACCCCAGCCCTGCCACGTAGCGGCGTCCTCGGTGGTCGCGCCAGCGGCCTTGTCGATCGCCTTGGACACGTCGAGCGACTTCGGGAAGCCGGAGCCGTACAGCCACGCGATCGAGTCGCGCAGCTCGAACCCGGCATCCTCGATCGCCACGGCCATGCGGTGCCAGGTGCGGGTGCCCCCGAAGCTGAGCAGGTGCCCGCCCGGTTTGAGCACCCGGAAGCATTCGGCCCACATTTCCCGGCTGAACGCGATACCGCTAGAGTCCCAACCTTTGCCCATGAACCCAAGCTCGTAGGGCGGATCTGTGACTATGGCGTTCAGCGAGTCGGGCGGCAGGACGACGGGCAGGATTTCCTCACACTTCCCGGTGAACAGGGCAATGCCGGGGGCGAGCCAAGTAGGTGCGGCGGACATGGCCTGAACCTAGCACCCAGCCGTTGCCAGCGTCAACACTAGCCGCCGAACAGCGCGCTGTTCCCGCCCATCATGGCCGCCCCGATCTGGGCGTCGGTGGTGCTGGCCCGACCGGCCACCTCCACGGCGTCGGGCATGTCGGCGTACCCCAGCACGTCGGCGAGGTCCAGGCCCATGTCCTTCTGCTGCTGGGCGATCTGCCACTTCTCCAGCTCGTCCACCATGACCACGGGCTCCCACACGGGGTCGGGGTTCTCCATCCCGAGCAACTGGCCGAGCCCGCGCAGCACGGGAAGGCTGGTGTTCTGGAACCGCCGCAGCCGGCCGGTGCGCCGGGTGGCGAGGATGCGCAGGGACTCCCCGGACGGCACGTCGCCCGAGGTCTGGGTGAGGTAGAACGACGGCAGGCCGACCACGCGGGCGATCTTGAGGGCGTAGCGGTCCTGGGTTTTGCCCATCACCTCCAGGTCGGGCGGTTCGAGCTGGGTCAGGGGACCCTCGGCCGAGGTGACGAACATGTGCTGGCGGCGCCGGTCGAACCTGGGCTGTGTGGCCGGGCCGGACACGGTGGGCACCGTCGGCTCGGGGCCCACGGCCGGCGGGACGCCGGGCGGCAGGGGCAGGGCGGGGGTCGGGATGAACGGGTTGGCGGGCCGGTTGCGGTCCTCGCTGCGGTACTTGAGCAGCGCCCACAGCGGTTCGGCGTAGTCCTCGCCGGCCACCACCATGTCGGCGATGGACTTGTTGAGGGCGTCCTGGAGGGGCACCACGTCGGTGAGGATCGAGCGGCCGTAGTCGCCGGCGTTGGTGGCGTCCAGGGGCAGCCAGCAGACCGGCACCGTGCCGTAGGCGTGGGGCACGATCGCCGGGTCGCCGTCTGTGTCAAACTCGGCCCACGCCATCGGGTCGGTGGGGAACTCGGCGGGAATGGCGGTGATGTTGCCCTCGTCCCGCAGCCGGTCGCGGGTCACGTACCGTTCGGCGTGGTCGGGGTAGACCAGCATGGCCCGGCCGTGACCGGTGCGCTTGTCGATCCAGTGCTTGACGTACTGGCGCAGCATCGCCGGGTCGTCGGGGTCCACCTCGGGGATGCCGGTCTCGGCGGTCTGGAGGTGGGGCACCGAGACGCCGAGCCGGTTGGGCCACACCAGCACGTAGCCGTCGCCGGACTTCCACGCCTCCTGCGTCCACTGGCCCATGAGCCGGGCGAGGCCCTGCTCGGTGGCGGTGTCCAGGTTCACCGAGTCGCCCCAGCTCCGAATGGCCAGGTCGTCAGTGAACCCGGCCACGACCGCCGGGCACAGGTTCTCGCGCAGGCTCATCACGAGCTGGGCGTAGTCCTGCTGAAACTTGGCGGTGGCGAACCGGAGCTGGTGCCGGCCGTCGTAGTAGTCCCTGAACAGCCGGTACTGGGGCCGCGCGCCGCGCTGGGCGGCGTCGCTCAGGGCCCGCACCAGGTCGGCAACAGCCACGGCCGGCTCCTCTCGGGGTTCTCTGGCCGTCAGCATAGCGCGAGGGGCGCCCCGCTTCCCTCGGAACGCCCCTCGACCAGTGGTTGCCGCGGGTCGAATCGCTGCACCGGCAAGCCTAGCTCAGCCGAGGTCGTACACGCGATCGCTGCCGACCAGCTCGCGCGCGGCGCGTTCGGCCTGCTCGCGCAGGGCGGGCTGGTAGAACCACGCGGCGGCCTGGGTGAACGTGTCCACCTGATCGTCGTTCACGCCGGTGGGGAATGCCGCGCATTCCTCAATGAACCCCGCGACCCACGCATTTTCGGGCAACCGGGGGTCGGGAATGTTACAGTTCCCGGCCTGAACAAACGGGCTGATCGCTTTTGCCCGGACGGGCTTGGACTCGGTGGGAATGATCGGGATGATTCCGGGGACGCTCTGGGAAATGGTGCTGATAACCGCCGCGCCGTTCGCCTTTTTCTCGATCAGAACGGGGCCGGTCTGCGGCCACTTGTTGCGCAGCGCGATCGTGGCGGCGGTCTGCTCGGGATACCCCATCCGGTCCCGGACCTGATCCACGAGGTAGATCGCCGAGCCGCGCCGGGCCCACACCTGCCCAACCACGTAGTCGGCCTTGGCCCCCTCATCGAACGTGTAGTCCCAGCTCTGCACCACCTCATCGAACCCGGTGAGCCAGTGGCGCCCGTGCTCGTCCACGATCAGGGGGAGCTGCTGGTAGTGCTTCCACCATCCCCGCTTGAGAATGTCGCCGGTGTCGGGCCGGGGGTCGCCTTGGAACAGCGCCCACCACATGCGCTCGCCGGCCTCGGCCTTTCGGGTCTGCCAGTCGCGCAGGTCGCGGCCTCGGGCCGAGACCATGAACTCGCCCTTGGCCCGGCCGAGGGGGTCGGTCCTGGGGTCCACGCACTGGGCGGGAATGTTGAGCACCTCCCACGGCTGGGCGCTGTAGCGCAGCAGCCGGCCGGCGAGGTCGTCATCATGCCAGCGGGTCATGATGAGCACGACCGGGGCGCCGGTGCTGAGCCGGTTGGCCACGGTGCCGCTCCACCACTTCCACACCGCGTCCCGGCGGTCCTTGTTGTCGGCCTCGGCGGCACCGCTGAACGGGTCGTCAATGATCACCGCGTCGGCGGGCTTGCCGACCAGCGCCGAGCCGGGCGCGGCGGCCTGCACCCCGCCGGGGAACCGCTCCACACCCCAGCTCGTGACGGCCGCCCGGCCCCGCTTGGGCCGCACCCCGAGCCAACCGGCGTGCTGCACCATGTCGTCGCGGATCGCCCGGGAGGAGTCCCGGGCGAGGTCCAGGCCGTAGGACGCCAGGACGAACCGCTGGTCGGGGTGGACGCCCAGCTCGCGCAGGACGCCGGCCCGGGTCAGGGTGGTCTTGCCCTCCTGGGGCGGCACGGACAGGATGAGCCGGGCCCGGCTGCGGGGGCGCAGGGCGGGGGTCAGCTTGGACGACAGCAGCCGCAGGGCGGGGGTGGACACGATCCGAGGGTCGAGCCGCTGCTCGAACGTCATCGCGTCGGGGAAGTCGGCCTCGAGGCGGAACCGGCGGGCCAGCTCCAGCCGGGCCAGTTCGCCCGCGGTGGGCACGGGTCACACCTCCAGCAGCAGGGGCGTGCCGTTGCGCAGCGGGGTGCCGCCGGTCCGGAGCTGCCAGCGCAGGACGGTGGTGTCCACGTAGGGCGGGTGGAGCTCCATCGTGTAGCACACCCGGCCGGTGTCGTCGGCCGCGATCAGGGTGGACCCGGTGCCGGCGAACGGCTCGAACACCAGGGCGCCGGGCGGGGTGCTGGAGGTGATCGCCCGGGCGAGCATGGCCACCGGCTTGGGGGTGGCGTGCCCGAACCGCTCGGCGCCGATCACGCGGGGGTAGCGCCACACGTCGGTCATGGCGTCGTGGCCGTTGTCGAAGTAGGACCGGGCGCCCTGCACCGCCGAGCCCGGGCCGCCCTTCACCCGGTCCCACTCGGCCTTGAGGTCGGGCCAGGGGCGGGTGAACTGGCCGGGGCAGGCCTGCGCGAGGGCGGCGTAGTGGTGGGCCGGCACGAGGTTGAACTGGGAACGGGTGAACCAGTGCCCGTACATCTGGACCCCGCACACCTCGGCCACCCGCTTGGGGGTGAGCCCGGCGGCGTCAGCCTGTCCGGCGAGGTAGGCCCGGACGGGTTCCCAGCTCTCGGGGAAGTCGCCGGTGTTGACGTTGCCGAGGAACTGCTGGCCGAGCTGCCAGAACAGGCACCGCTCCGAGGCGGTGGGGTACTGGGTGAGCCCGTCCGAGGCCATGCCCGGGATCGTGCCCTTGTCCCAAACCAGCTCGTTGCGCAGTTCGCACCGCTCCCGGGCGCCGAGGCCGGCGACCCACCACAGCCGCCACAGGTCAGCCGCGTTGCCCCAGCAGTAGGCGCTGGCGTTGTCCTCCAGGTGGGGGCGCCAGGCGTCCCACCACCGGAGCTGGAACGCGTCCAGCTCGGCGCCGTAGGTGTTGTCCCCGAGGACGCCCTCGGCGGCCTTACCCATGCCGTAGGGCGGGTCGGCGTGCAGGAGCTGGGCCTTGCGGTCCCCCACCAGCCACGCCACCTGCTCGGGGTCGGTGCTGTCCCCGCACATGATCCGGTGGTCCCCGAGCTGCCACACATCACCGGGTCGGGTGACGGGCTCGACCGGTTCGTCCGGGATCGCGTCCGGGTCGCCCTCGCGCTCGGGCCTGGGGGTGGTGCGCTCGATCAGGGCGAGCAGCTCGGCGTCGTCGTAGCCGGTGCCCTCCAGCCCCTGCTCGCCGGCCTGCACCTGCTCCAGCAGGGCGACCAGCTCGGCGTCGTCGTAGCCGCCCAGCTCGGCGGTGCGGTTGTCGGCCGCGACGATGCGCGCGGCGGTGTCGTCGTCCACGTCCACCCACGTCGTCCAGATGGCCGCCCAGCCGAGGCGGTCGCGTGCTGCGGCGAGGGTGTGGTTCCCGGCCAGCACCTCGCCGGGCCTGCCGGTGTGGGTGCCCTTGTTCGCCACGATGGGCCGATACTGCCCGGTGCGCTTGAGGCTGCGGGCGATCTGGGCCACGTCCCCGCGGCGGGGGTTGCGGTGGTAGGGCCGCAGGTCGGCGACGGGGCACAGCTCCAGCGTGAGCACCTCGGCGGGTG